GCTTCCCTAACGGGGCATCCACAACTTCACGTTGTGGGCATCTGCTAACGCAGGTAAGATTTCCAAGCATGAAAGCCGGGAAGCGACTTTCAGAAATCTATTTCGCAATATCCACTATCGGTGGTGCGAACTTTCCATTCGGAGAAATTCGAGTGTGCTTATCTCACTCTAGATCTCAAGCAGGTCCTCATCGACCAGCAAGACATCAGTCGGAATTTGCACTCGTGGTAAGTCACTTACCACTACGTACAAATCCCTAACCAAGACCTTGGCCCCAGCGGGCACTTCGGTCTTGAATTCGATGACGACACGATGCGTACGCGCAAAAGTGTCGAAATCTAAATCGGAGGGAGGTTCGAACTGCCAACCTCTCGGTTGGTCCTTCAAGAACCCCTTCCTAGACAGGGCATTCGGACCATCAGGTTGATCCACCTTATAGTCCTCCACCATCCCAATCCAACCATTCGAACTCATAGAGTTCATTCGGACTATGACAGTTAATAAGGTCAAATTCTGACCCATCAACTGAGGGAGAGTGGTCGTGAAGTCAATACTCAAGTACTTCACTGCCTCTGTCGTCGTCACCTCTCGGTGATTATGTGCTACATAACCCTTAGGAATTCGGGGAGGCACATTCGGACCCCTCACGGTCCAAGTGGTCTTCACGACCGGTTGCGGTCGGACCGCAGGTCCTATACCGCTCGAAACCCTATTCGGGTTCCTATTCCTATTCGGGTTATTCGCGGCCCTTTGTTGAGCCCTGAGTGGGACCAGAGCATCATTCGGATGGCACCTCTTGCAAGAACGGCATCCACCAGCGTGGGTATGATTGCAAATTCGGCAAACCATTATCAAATGAAAGAGATGTTCGGAAGAAAGGAAAGAAAAACGCTCGCGCAAAGCGCACGCTCGTGACATAGTCACTCAAGCACTTCCAGAACTACCGACCTTAACGGTCACGGTCTTCTCTTCCATATGATTTTCACCATTCGAACCTAACGGTTCAACATCGTCCTTAATTTCCTCTACGATCGGGGCTTTCGGTTGAATAGTCAAAACCTTCCTATTATCCCCTAATCGTTTGACTTCTATATTCTCGGGAGCTATATCGCACCCTTCTGTACCTGCCAATATCCTACTTCGGACCATAGACATCAACACCTTCTTATCATTAAGATATTTCGAAGGTTTTGTCTCGGCAATCGGGAATAAAATAGGATTCCCTTTCTCCAAGTAAGTCTGCTGCCTTGACATCCTCTCGTCCCAAAAAGCCATCATCTCTCCCACTCTGGCTCCAGGTCGGACGTCCGGACATGAAATGGAATACAACAGATTTAAATCTGCTGATTCCACCAGGGATCTTCCCCATCTGTCCATAATAACAAAGGCGCGGTTGACTTCGGCGTCTGTCACGACGTCTGAAATCTCTCCTGTATCGGAGTTTTGCAACTTAAGGATTATCAGACCCGAGGTCGTTGCTTGAATGATCGGTACATAAACGAGGAATACTCGGCCTACACATCTGTAAATTTTCTTCTTTACTTTATCGGCCTGTCGGGAGAGGAAACCTTTCTGCTCCTTACTCGCTAATCTCAATATATTGGATTTCGGGAGGTTAACTAAATGCAGGATATGACAACCTTTCGTTGGTAACGCCCTCATCTCATCGGACAGCATAAGTTTATGCAAATCCTCTGATATCTGGCTCATTTCGTCCATAGAACACTCCACTACTGAGAAATCACTAGTGGAGGGGTTTTTTACTGACATCGGCCATACTGAAACACTATTCAACCAACTAGTGGAATTACGAATAGACAACCAACAATCTCTAAACCCACAAAGGGGATGTTACTTAGAGAAATAGGACTTTTTAATTCCGTTTCAATGGGTACCTAGTCAAGTAAAAGAGAAATCAACCAATTAATGGATGTTACGATTTCAATTTGTTAAAAAC